CCGTTTCGGTTCTTTGCGATTATGATTTCTGCAAGCCCTTTGAGGCTCCTACCCTGTTCATCCTCTAGGATTTGGTAGTATTCTGGGCGATAAAGGAAACCGATAATGTCCGCATCCGCTTCAATGCCACCGCTTTCTCGCAAATCTGACAGCTGTGGCCTTTTCGAGCCTCCGCGTGTCTCTACGGCCCGGCTCAACTGTGCAAGTGCAATGACGGGCACGTCAAGCGATTTTGCAATACCTTTCAATCCGCGTGAAATGGCCGAAACTTCCTGTTCACGGTTCCCGACCTTTTGCCCGTTTTCGCCCGTGGCTGTCATCAACTGGAGGTAGTCAACGATTATCAATGAAACGCCATGCTTTTGAACCATCCTGCGCGCCTTTGCGCGCAGTGCCATAATGCTGATTGATGGTGTTTCATCGATGTACAGCGGAGTTCCGTTTAAACGCTCTACGGCGGTTTGTACGCGCTGCCATTCGGCATCCAATAATTTGCCACTTTGCAGGCTTTCCCCATCAACATCCGCAAGGTTTGAAACAAGGCGGTTGTAAAGCTGAATGTCGCCCATTTCCAGCGAGAAAAAGCCGACTGGTTTTCCGTAGTCAAGAGCAGCGTTTAGGGCAACCGTAAGTGCGGCGGCGGTCTTTCCCATTGATGGCCGTCCCGCCAAAATGATGAGGTCTTTTTTCTGCCACCCCCCCGTTTTTGAATCCAGCGATTCGATACCGCTTGGAATGCCAATCAAACCCTTGTGCTTTGACCGCTTTTCCAGTTCGACCATATAACGGCTGCCAAGTGTGGGCATGGTGATTTCGCTCGTAATCTGGCCTGCGTGGATTTTGAAAAGGTTTTCCTCCGTTCGCTCAAGAAGTTCAAACACGTCAACGGTGTCATCGTAAGCATCTTGGATGCATAAAGACCCGGTACTTATCAATTGGCGCTGTATGTACTTTTGGGCAATGATTCGGGCATGGTATTCGACGTTTGCAGCCGACGCTACGCGGTTGCTGAGTTCAACCAGATAATACCCTCCGCCGATTTTTTCAAGTTCGCCCATCTTGGACAACTCTTCCGTAACCGTTAAAAGGTCGACTGGTTCGTACTTGAAAGCAAGCCTTGAAATAGCCTGATAAATAAGCGAATGCGCTTCTTTATAGAAGCTTTCCGGCTTGAGTATGTCGGAAACAATGTCGAAGCATTCACGGTCGAGCATCAGTGCGCCCAAAACGGCTTCCTCTGGAAACAACGCCTGTGGCTGGACACGTCCAAGCGCATCCTTTTCGCTTTGTAGCTTTTCGGTAGCGGTTTTCGGTTTAGTTTTCGCTTGGTTGTTCATCGGATTTCTGCTTTTTTGGTTTGCGGGCCTTGCGCTCTACCGATGCTTCCTTTTCCCAGCCGAATGGAAGGTACTTTGTGGGGAACAACATACCACCAACCCCTTTCGGGTCGTACTGTTCTATTTTGAAAAATTCAGTTTTAGCCATGATTGAAATTCGTTTGTTTGTTGATTTTATTGAATGCAACCGTCATCAAAAATCGAAACAAAGAGAATGATCGCGGTGATTATGATTGCAAAAATTACTGCCCTGGTTTTAAGTTGTTTGCTTGTCATTGTTGTCGAACCGGTATTTTGGGTGGTTCATAAACAGCATCCTGGTTTTGCGTGTTTGAGCCTTTGTTTTCGGGGTTTTTCCAGGTTGCAAATTGTTCGCTCCGAAACCAGGATTGAAGGGCCGCATTCAGTTGGCCATAGGTATCACCGCCCCAATTCTTTGTGATTGCATAGCAGCAAAAGTCTTTTACGATTTCAACGCGGCGGTCTTTGCTGTATTTCTTCCCTTTCCCATTCTCAAGGATTCCAAATTTCCATTCGTTCGGGTATTGGGTGTAAAACTCCCTAAGCGCATCTTCGATTTCGAGTGGGGTTTTTGCGTTGGGTCGGTGGCCCAGCTGGATTGTCGGTTCAACAAAATCCACAACTTTTACGCCGGGGATTTCAGGATCAGAAATTTCGACTTTTAATGCGGGGGAGGGAGGTAATACCTCTCCCTCACTCTCATTACTCTCTATACTCTCTTTATTATAGTTTCGGTTTTTTACCGATTCTAGTTTCGGTTTTTTACTGCGCCTAGTTTGGGTTTTAAACCCATTCTTGTTTCGGTTATCTACCGATGCGGATATTCCCGAAACTAAGTATCGGTTTAAAACCGATACTAGGCTTTTTAAATTGATGTGGTAGTACAACCTTGCGGGGTTTCCAAACAGCTTTTCTTCCAAAACACAGGCGTTGCAAAGCACCTCCCTAGCCTTTGTTTGTTGCTCAATAGTTAGGCTTGTTTCCTCAAACCAATCTCGGCCTGTCTTTGCAAAAAACATCTTTCCTTCTATTTCTACGTGCGTTTTTTCGTTCCTATATCGGCTGTTTTCTTGCCAGAAATATCCTTGAGAAAGGAAAACGCCAATAGGAAGTGAACGGAAAGCCTTTGCGAAAAGAGCGTGAAAAGCGATTGTCCCATCGGATAGTAAACCCCTCAGTACGGTAGAGTCTTCCATAAGCCTAGACTGATTGAATAAAAAAGCCCTTTGGAATGTGGGCGGGGGCTTGGAAGGCACAAACGAGGGTCGGTCCCCGTCATCCCGCTCACATCGCAAAGGGCGATTGAACTAAAAACAATTTCTTTTGCCAACCGACTGGCACTTAAACAAACCGGGTTTCCAATCCGGTGTACCCCTTAGGGTGGAGCAAAGATAATTGGTTTTTTAAAGGTTTTACTTTTATGGGGTATTTTTTTGGTTAACAGAATGATTTGTTTCACTAGCCCATTGCCTAACTTTTTGACGAACATCTTTTAATGAAACTTCCGAAGTTGCAATGCAGCACTTTTTACCATCTGAAACAAAATATGCTTCCCAAATTCTATATCCATAATTGTATTCTTTTGGTCTACATAGTTGGATATTGAAGCACTTGTCTTTAACCCAAAAATTTTGTGGCATTTTATGGATTTAAAAGTGAAAAAATCGGTTGCGAGGCTCACCCCCGCACGGTACTATATGGGCAGATAAGATAGTTTGGGTGACACGTGTCTGGGCAGTAAACCAAATAGCTGTCAGCGGTAAAATACTCCGCAATCTGTTCAACTATTTCGATTCCAGTATCTTCCAAATAATCACCTGAGCCCATAAATGCAAGTACCAAAAATGCAATTGCAATTATTAAGACTTCAATCATGATTTTGATTTTAGATTTATTTTGGCCAAACAAGCCTGTTGTCCCGCTTTACTTTTTTGGTCGGAAATGTTCCGATTTTTCCAGAATCGAATTTTGCGATTATACGCTTTGCAGCACCGGATTTATCCAGCCCGGCGGCAATGTGTGTGTGCAAACCAGGCTTGAATGATTTGAAGCATTTAAGCACGTACGTGTCTGATTGTGAGCAGCACGAAACCTGGTTTGCCCAAAGCGCAAAGACTTCAAAGTCTTCAGTTTTTAGCGCGTGGGCCGCTTCTTCAAGGATAATCACCCTCGCCTGGTTGGCCGTGTATTCCTGAGCTTGGATGGTTGCTGCGAAAAGCAGCGCGAAAATTAATGTGTTGAATTTCATGTTGAAAATTGATTGATTTGATGGAGGTTAAATGTGCGGGCACTTTGCAGCACCCGCACCCATTAACCTCCGAATGTTAAAAACTTGGTTCTTATCCTAATTCAATGATTTCAAGGCGTGTTTTTAGCCTTTGAGCATTAAAAATTGATTGCGAAAGTAGTTTTTGTGCAAGATGCACATCTTTGGTTAGTTGATCTACCACGTTGCCTTCATCGCCCACTTTTTTATGGGTTGGCATTTCTTCATATTGGATTTCGAGTTCCTTCATTTTTTGAGAAACAACAGGTGAAATGCTTTGAAGTAGCTGGATTGCTTGCTTTAGTTTCTCTATTTCAGCTTGCATTTTAATTGCATTTTGATGGTGGAAGGGTAAGTGTAAAGCATGGTGGAAGTGGTGTAATCGATTTCCACCATGCTTGGGTGCCGGTCGGTTGTCAAGCCGATGCAGGTAGGCTATTACCCTGCTTTCCGGCACCCGCGCATGGCCTTAAACAAAATCAAAAAGCGTGGGCACATTCTTTCCGGCCTCAGCTTGCCGCATATATGCGCACCCGTCTTTCCAGTAATCTGGGTTTAGTTCGCTTCCCTTGCCTTTACGGCCCATCCGAACAGCTGTGTATGGAACGGACGCAATGCCGCCAAATGGGTCGAAAACAAGTTCGCCCGGATTCGTGTAGCGTTCAATCGTTCGCTCAATCAAATCCAACTGGAGCGGGCAAACGTGTTGCTCTTTTTTGCGAAGTGCCTGATTCATATTCAGGGTCCGCATCCTCAAAATATCGTCCCAAATCCAGTCTTTTTGGCTTTCCGAAAGTGGTGGCGTTACAAGGGAAAAAACCTTTGGCAAACGGTTTGCTTCGCCCAATGCCTCAGCTATTTCGACGTGCTTTTTGTAGTCATAGCCGCAAGTGTTGAAAAACTCCGAAAACTCTTTGCGAACCTTTGAAAGTCCTTTTTCTGAGTTTGCCATTTTAACCAGGCTTGCAATGTCAAGCATACGGTTTCCGCTGCTTCTCCAAATAGCGTCGGCATCGATTTGCCAGCGTCCAAGGCTGTAATTTTCTCGGTCGTGAACCACCGGAACGTCTGCATAAGCCTTGCCTTTATCAGACTGCGGTTTGCGGAAAACCAAAAGAAATTCAGGGCTACCAAATCCCATTTTTGTGCCATCCTTGACCATTTCGCCATAGGTGAGGCGGTAGGTCTGGTTATTCTCAGCAACCACGTCCGTTGGGACCACTGCCATGCCCATGTATTCCCACCCATGCTGCATAAAGGCAAACAGGGTTTTGGCGTGGAATGGGTTAACGGTTGAAAATCCAATGCCCGTCTGTGAGCCGTAAAAAATTCGGTCTTTTACGTGAACCGCGCAAATACGGCCCGGCATGGTTATACGCATCAACTCAGGTATCAAATATTCCATTTGGGCAAAGAAGTGGTTATCGTTGTTCGTGTGCCCAAAATCCAGATAGCTAGGCGTGTATTCGTAATGGTTTGAAAATGGGATTGAGGTAAGGACAAGGCCAACGCTGTCATCTTCCATCGTCCGACATTCCAACGTGCAATCGTTGTTCACATATTCCCAATCCTTGCCGCTTGCAACAACCCTTTCAATCGTCGCGGTTCTCTGTAGTGCCGTGACCATGCGCAGGTTATTCAATCCATGCTCAGAAACAATCGAGCGCATATTTTCCTGAAGCTCTAGGTGTTGCGCCCACTTGACTTTCATTGCAGCAACCACAGAGCGTTCGCTTTCTGTGTGGATAATGTGGACCTGTACCGTTTTTGGCTGTTGGAAGCGGTGTGTTCGGTGGATTGCCTGGATAAAGTCGTTGAAATCATAATTGATTCCCAAAAAGATGTTTTGGTGGCAAAAGTGTTGGAAGTTGCAACCGGATCCGGATAGTTCCGGCTTGGTGTTGAGCATCTTGATTTTACCATCCGAAAACTCAATAATCCTGTTTTCTCGCTCTTCCAAATCAAGTGAGCCGTACACGGACTTGCTTTGTGGGAAAGCCTTTTCAATTGCATCCCTTTCGCCTTCCAGGTGGTGCCAAAGCAGCCAATTTGAACCGCACTCGTACTTTTCAAGGATTTCACGCGCTTTTTCAAGGCGTGGCACAATCGTTTCCCGCTTTTCCTTTGCGCTTTCGATAATGCCCATCGCCTCGTGTTTCAAAAGAAATCTTTGGCCATTTTCATCGGCTTGGTCCCATGCTTTTGTGTGGTCGGCTGGTATTTCGTGCCAAACAACTTCCATTTCTGGCAGGTCATAGCCTTCATCGCTGTAACCGAGGTCGGACGGGCGGTAAATCATAACTGCCCAGCTACATACCCAAAACCAAAATTCGCGCTCTTTGTGGGGGTGGATTTTTAGGTTTCCGGCCTTTTGGCTGTCACGCTTGAAAAAGCGCGTCAAAGCCTGGCCACGGTCCATCACACCAAGGAAGTGCGCATAGTTTATCAGTTCCAAAAACCTGTTTGGGGATGGTGTTGCGGTGTAGACAAACTTGTATTTCACCTTCTTGAATTGGGTCATAAATACCTCGAAAGTATCCGAACCGGTGGAGCGCAAAACACTTGCTTCATCAAGTGAAACACAGGTAAAAAAGTTGGGGTCGATATCGCCCGTGCGCACCCGTTCATAGTTGGTTATGATGTACGGCGTTTGTGCGGCTTCTACCTCTTCCATGTTTTTGCAGTACACGATTTCAACTCCCATCGCAGGTCCATCCTTTTTGGTAAATTCTTGACGAACTCCAAGCGGGGCAATGAAAAGCGCCTTTCCGCCTTCGCGCTCGATTATCTTGCGATTTGTTTCGATATTGATACGCGTCTTTCCCAATCCGAAGCTGGCAAAAACCGCCCGGCTCCCGCCTTCGAGGTTCCAAACAACAATGTCGCGTTGGTGGTCGAACAAGGACGTATGTAGGTCTTTTGGGGAAACATCAAAGCCACTTTTTGGGGCGGTTACAACTTTTGCGTTGATAAGGTCGTGATATTGCATTGCCTGTTTTGTTGAATTTTGATTTGTGAAAAATTTACCCCCGGCCTCGCTTTTGTTGCCGGGGGATTTCCTTACCGCTTACGCTCGCATCTTGCGACGGCTGCGCTCTTCTTATTGAATGCCCAAAGGTATTATTTAGTTATTCAAATAACCAAATGTTTGTGCAATATTATTTTTTACACAAACGCAAACAGTTTATTTTCAATACTTTATAGGCACAAAAAAACCGCGCTTGCATTGCTGCGAGCGCGGCGAAATACCATAAAACCAAATGAAAACAATCTTTATCGTAAACGGCAAATGCCGGGTTTCTAAAAAACGGTCGGCAACCTAAATCGCTGCCAACCATTTGAACTTCAATCAATGCTCAATATTGAGCGATACAAAGATAATATCTTTCAAAAACTCTGCGAAGAAAAATAATAAATTCCAAAAAGCAGGCAAGCGGCCAAAGCCCATCCAATCAATCGGAACAAAACCAACCACAGAAAACCGTCAATCCAAATAAATGGGCATAGGTAGGCAAGTGCGTTGTACCAAATGCTCAGCTTAAATCCGGTCAAAGCCTCAAAGTATTGACCATGATTGTAGGTGAACCAAAGAAATGCGGTTCCAAAAACCGGATTTAGGTTATAGTACCACTCCGTGCGGCCCGTACCCTTTGACATCGGGGCATTTTGGAAATGATAGATGAAATGCACCAACTGTTCACAGGTCCATCCAAAAATTATCTCCCTGGAGAATACCGTGTAAACCGGGCCGCTCACATCCTTATCTACCTGGGCACGTCTCAGCTTTTCTTTGTCAGAAATGCCCCATTTGCTTTTCAGGGGGTACAAAACAGCCCCCATCAGGTAGCCGCTGGTTTCGCCCAAAAGCCTATCCTGCGATTTGTGCGCAGGGGAAAGTTTGAAATCGGAGGCGCGGCGATTTGGCCTTTTACTTGTTTTTTTAGCTGTTTTTGACGGCATAAACAAAAAGGCTTATGATTGTTCCGACAATTATCGGCATGATTATAACCCTGAAATACCAATCACCCTGGGCGGTGTCTTCATCTTCTGGAAAAAAGTCTAGTGGCATCATTTTTTGATATTGAAGGCTGTGATTAGGATGTATTTGGCAACGCCAACAGGCTTGCAAACGTAGATTGTGAACTTGTTTAGCTTGAAATAAACCGTGCCCTTTTTTTTGGCAGAAAACTTGCAAGATTCACGAACTGCACGGAGCGTCTTTTTCCCGATGGGTCGCAAATTAAGTTCACCTGATGGCGGCTCGATGCCCCTTTGCCTAAGCCGCCTTTGAGCGTGTTGTGTGATTATAAATTCCATATTGAAAAATCATTCTTGACCAAACCAATGTTTGTTTACCCACGCATCCGCCGTTTCGCTTTCGCGGCGTTTTTCCAGTGCTTCCTGTTCGCGCTCTGCCCTGAATGATTCGCAAAATTGCCAATAGTCTTCACGGGTTTCGCGAACCGTCAACCCTTCGCGTGCTATGCGGGTTCTTCTTACAACCTTACCATTTGTGCCGGTATGGTGCCCAAAGGCATAGGCATCCCGGAACATGATATGCCACACGGTAACCTCGTGCGGATTTTCAACCAACTCAAGCATATAAAGCGCAAATTGGCAACGCTCGATCACCGTCGGGTCGTCTTCATGTTCATCGCTTTCACCGTAGGAAAAAACGAACAGGTCCCGGGTTTGCTTTTTATAGGATGCAACCAGGTAACGGTGGTGCATCCACTTTCCGATACCGTCCCAACTGGCAACCAAACAGGCTAGGCCAATAGCGCCAAGGGGCAAGGCTATGAAGGCTAGGCCGTGGTCAATCGCAACGATGCTAGCCAAGCATATTACTAGGCCCATGCCTACGCTCAGCACTATCGCAGCCTCTTGCGAGGCCATATCCTCGTTTGTGTACTTTTTTTGCATGACTAGGCTATATCAGTTTTTGAGCATCGCTTTTGTTCGCTTCCAACCATACTTGCTTTGATGGTTTGGTAGGTATCGGTTGGCCCGGAACGTTGTTTAGGTTTGTCGTTTGCGGCACTTCGCGTTGTGTTCTTTTTTGCGCCCTTCCATAATCAAACAACATAGCCGCTGCAATGCCAATGGCAATCACCAAAAGCAAAGCCTGTACAAGCACCTCCAAAAACAGGCCAATTCCTTGCGCCACAGGTTTTGCCACGTAATTTTCAAAGTGGTCGCTGATTGAAACAACCATATTCAAAACCAGGAACACCGCTGAAAAGAAAACAACGGCAAGCAGCTGTGTCATTCGCTTTATCACCATTTTACGGAGCCTTGCAAGTTGCTCAATCTCCGTGGCCTTATCCTCTGCAAGGGTTGCGGATTTCATCACATAACGCTGTAGTGATTCGTCCCACGTTGCTGTTTGACCGTTTGGAAGCCGTACCTCCCTATTTTGATTTTGAACCATGATTTAAACCATTTTAAACCAAATTTAAACCATCGAAAGTTTAAATCAGGATTTACTAAGTTATTGAAAACCAACGGTGCAAATAAAATTGAACCGATTTGCACCGCTATTCTTCAGATTCACGCTTCAAAGCGTCGTTGAAGGCGTGAAAATACTTTTTGACGTTGGAAAGACTGTATCCTTTTTGCGGGTCACGCTCACCTACAGCCGTGTGATTTTTTACGGTTCGCTCAGCTGAAGGGTAGTCCCCATCTTCCATGATTGTGGCCCACTCTACTTTCAATACCTCAGCAATGTGTTGTTTCCAGGTTGGCTTTTTGCTGAAGGCGTTGCGGTGGTATTCGTTTAGGTAGGCAATATCCCAACCCGTTAGCGTTTCTACCCTTGTGCCTGGTTTGCTTGAAACAACACGGTCGCTTTCAAACCCGTCCGGTTTAAACCTTGTATTCCACTTTTGCCCCATCAACACCTCTCCCCCATCGTCTTCTTTTGTGCCCTCAGCTTTTTCAATCCTAACTTTTTTGGGGCACGGTTCGACGTTGTATTTGTTGAGGTCTTCAAACATCCATGACAGGAAATCAACACGCATACTAGTCTCTTGATTTTTGGTAACGGAAATAGGTTCCTGCAAACGAACTGCCAGACATCAGTGCCGTGACTATGCCAGCATACCAGTTTACACTTATGCCAGCGTCCGTGTTTCCAGAATAGTCAACGATGCGCCCAGACGTTTCTATGGCATCTAGCATAGCAGGATATTCAACTAACCAACCGCCTAGGCTGCAAACCACAAACCAGGCGAACACGGCTGTACCGCCGGCGGATCCTGTTAGGCGAACAAGCAATAAAACAATCGTGCCAAGCACGGACAGGAATACCCCGACAACCAATCCCATAAGCCCGGCAATCACATAAAGGCCACCTGCCAAAAAAAACATTTCGAGCGCATTCAAAGCCCAGGTCAAACCGTTTATCCAAGGGCTCAGGATTGCGTCAATTTTAGCTTGCCGCTCGTTTGCTTGCCGCTCATCTGCCCTTGATTGTTCGCGGGCTTTTCGGTCGTCCGCTTCGCGCTGTTCGATCAAGCGAAGCCGCAATTCCTGTTCTGCATTTGGTTGGGGCAAAATTTCTTTTGTTGGAGGCGTGACTTTTTGAGGTGCTGGATTGTCGTTTTGTTTTCGGGGTTTTTGTTCTATCTTTTCCGGGGGTGTGATAAAAGTTGAATCTCCACGCTGCAAAGATTCAAGCATGGCCAGGGCACCCTGGATTGTAAGTTCGGATTTGTTCGGGTATGGGCTTGCAATCTTTCTAAGGTATTCAATTGCAACGCTTTGTGGCAAATGCGCTTTTTTGTCTTCAGGGAATGCCCGTAAGTCTGCAAAAACCCTTTTCCAGGCTTCGCGCATCGCATCATAGTTGGAATACCCACAGTTGATTTTTATTTGCTCTAATGTGACAGCCATGTTTGATATTTTTAACTGTTTGTTCCAGGCGTGAACGAATGCCCGCATTTTTCACACTTCAATACTTCAACAAGCTGAGCATGGTTGGAAGGTGAAAGTGTGGCGCCTTCCATGCTTCCATTCGCATCTGGAACGCCACAAGCCGGGTTGTACAGTGCTTTGCTTTGATTGCATTTGCCGCCACATTTCAGGCAGGGTTTTTCCGCATCGATTCTTTTGAATTTAAGCACCCAAACCCACGGGTTAAACAACCAAGATTCTATACCGTGCAAAGAGGCCCAAAGTGTTTGGAACGATAAAACAGCACTTAAAACCCCAATATCTTCCCTATCTTTCATAAGGTAGTCTTTGAAAACCTTTTCACCTGGTCGAGGGCTACCGTAGCAGTAAACACCTTCATTTTCTGCATCTTCTTCGGAAATGTTATGCAGCCGTTCAACCCTCACCTCAACCAACTCAAGAAGTATTCTGCAAGCAACGCGCGGCATGTGTATTGCAGGCTTCCACTTCATTTTATCCTTTCCAGGCTCATAGTCTGCCCGATAAAATATTTCGCTTCCAAATCGTGAAAATGTTTCACGAACCCAAAGCCTATCACCCGGAACCCCAAACGGGCATTTTATAGAAGCCTGCTCGAAAGTTCTTTCTTTTAGAGTTTGTGGTGTAAGGGTAGTTTTATCTGTAAAGCACCAATTATTGTTCCTAGGCTCCGCCCACTCAAACTGCCAATTATCCGGTTTCTCGTTTATCAAATCCAACCCGCGAAGCCTACGGGTAACCTGCTTTATATCTTCAATTGTGGCGCGAACCATAGGTGCGCTAAACATTATGCCAGTTTCTTTCATAGAATTGTTTTTTAGATGGGGCGGCTTTCATCCCACTTACTCACCGCCCCGGACTTAGCAAAAAGTTTCTAGTATTGAAAAAAGCCGTCTCTATCGGCCCAAAATTCGCATCCATAGTCAAGGCTTTCGGCCATGTTCAAACGGTGAGCGGCGGCAATGAGCGAATACCATTCAATCTTAACCTGTTCCCGTGCGTCCCTCCCAATCTCGAATGGCGTAACATACCCTTCATTATCAATTGCAATCACAAAGTACCTGACAGGTATGTTTTTGCTGTCATATTCGTGGCAATAGATTGCGGCTTGCAAATCGTATTTGTTGCGCCGTATTTCATAGCGAACATCTTTTTCACCGCTCTTTGCCCCCATCCGTTTGAGGTCCCAAATCACCTTTTGGCCATCTCTGTTTTGTCCATCAGCATCTTTGAAACCTTTGTGCCTAAACCCATTCAAGAAAAAGTCAACAGGCTTTTGGAATGTGAAAAAGTCTGGACTTAAAAGCCCTTGAAAAACAACCGTTGAGTTGTGGCGAAAGCATTTTTCAAGGAACATTGCCGATGCCATTTGCTCGGTTGTTACAAGGTCTCTATCTCCAGCGTCTGCAAGTGCTTGCTCCCAAATGGACTTACCCTCTTTTGTTCTACGGTCTGGTTTATCCACAATAAAAAACCTTTTCTCCAAAAGTTCGGGCTCAAAAAGAAGACAGTCGAACAAACTGCCCTCAATCATGGCATCCGTCTTTTCTTGCCTCTGTTCGATATACTTTTTCAGCTTTAACGGGCTATGGGCGAGGTTTTTGAGGCGTGTGAACGACAGGTGTGTTATTACGTTGCTCATAGCTTACCTTCCATTTGCAGCATATCGAGTATTTCCTCCTTACGCTCGGTGAATAGCTGGGCAAAGTCTGAATGGCCAGGGTTTTCGTCGTAAACAGCCTTCAAAACCTCAAGTGTTTTTACCTCTTTAAGGCGGTTTACAAGTGATTCGGGGTCAATTGCTGCGCTTGGCTTCTTTGCGGCTGCTTCGATTGTTACGTCCTTGATTGCAGCCGTTTCTTCTTCAATGTGCAATCCGGCTGTTTCGCTTGCAAATCCCATACGCAATGCGGCGGCCTCAGCGCACTTTTCAATCATGTTGAATGGCATTGTTGCCCACTTATTTGATGGTTGCGCGGGGCAATACTCAGAAAAAAGGACGGTTTTGGTGAATGCGCGAGCAACACCACTAAAGTCTTTATAAACCGTAACCGTGCAAGTTGTAGGGAGCTTCCTTTCGATTTTTAGTTGTGCGGCAGTTTTAAAGGTCCCATCTGGCATCAAATCAAATTTAGCGTCGTCTTTTCCTGCTAACTTTCCGGTTCTGTCGGCTTTCTTCCTAAGCCCATCAATGCCAACAATGGTAGAGTATTTTCCATTGTACCCAACGAGGTATATTTCCTTTTTGAAAGGCGAAAGGCCGTGTAGCTTACACGATGTTGCAAATACCTGTACCATCGCAGCAGGTGTGCCCGCTGGAATAATACCCGCTTGTGCAAGCGTTTGAATGTCGGATTCGCTAAGCCCGCTTTGAGCAATTGAAGATTCTTTTGCCATGACTGTTTTGAAATTATTTTGATTCAATTTTTTCGATTGCCGCTTCCATCAACCCGTAAATGATGCGGAGGCGGTCAACCGTTTTTTCACCTTTTTGGGTCTTTGATTTCAATGCTTTGTAGATTTCATCTACCTGGCCATAAATATCCTCCGGGAAATCCATAACCATTCCAGGATTGGTGTCCTTTGACCGGGCTTCCTTCGCTTTGAAAATGCACGATTGCTGACAATCAAGCCCCATGCGCGTCAACTCCAGGTAAACATCTTTCAAGCAGATTCGAGTGCCGAACGGACGGCGGTCTTTGGCAACCTGCTTGGCTGCGAACGCGCGCACGGAATTTGGAACCCGGATCACGCGCTTTACTGTTTCTCCATCGATTTTGATTCTTTCAAACATTGTTAGGTTTTACTAGCCTGTGTGGTTCAAGTCCGGTGACATCCAGCGGGGCACAAACCTCGTCTGGCAGACCTATTTGTTCTGGATTGTATAAACAATCGATTGCCGCAACCTCCAACTTTCCGCGAAGGGAAAGCGAATGCGGGGCAACCGAATTTGGTACGTTTACTTTTCTGAAACTGGTGTGGCTTTCGCCGGAAATATCAATCACATCAAGGGCAAGCCATAGGTATGTGATTTCAACGTGGTGTTCAATCGGGTTTGAACGAAACTCGTTTTCGTCTTCCCGGTCAACCGTAACGTTTGCGCGGCCAACGTAGGTTTCAATCACGCTTTCTTCGGGATGTGAAAGCGGGGTTTCGATACTCAGCGAGAATTGTACTTCGTGTGGGAATTTCATTTTTGCCAGTCGTTTAATTAGTTACAAAGGTAACTAATTAAATTTACAAACAAAGGCTTTTTGAAAATAAATTTCAATCCAGGTTTTTGGGCAAAAATGAAAATATGTGGCTTACCACTTTCATCACCCAACCGTTTCCAAGGGCTTTGTATTGGTTAGTTTCGGCAATGATTGGGCCGGATGGTGTTTGAAAGAAATCGTCTGGAAGCGTGAACAGTCGGCATACTTCGACGGGGGTTAGGCGTCGAAGCCTTGTGCCTTGCCCATTGACAACCACGGCCAAAGTCCTTTGGCCGTGGTTGTCAATGCCCTTTTGGAAATTCGCATCGATGCAGTTGGATTTTTCTACGTGTTGAAGTTCGCCGTTATTGTTTACAACGCCAATAAGAGTGTATTGCCGTGATCGCCCACCGCTGGCAGTGGCACTATTTGGGGTTATTGAATAAGACTTTTCAGGGTTCGTTTTTGGCTTTTCCTTAAAAATCCGCTCAAAGGCCCTATCGCTCAGGTAATACCGCTGATCAACATCGCTTTCCAAAATATCGGCAAGCATGATACCGCAGTCTTTTGGTTGTGGAAAGTCGGTTACAACATCACCAAATAAACCCACCCGCTTGGTTCGGATGTTTGACCACCACAGTCGTTTGCGGGTTTGTGCGCTTACCAAGGATGCGCAGCTTTTCCAAGGTGCAATACCAAGCGTTTCGTTTATCACCGCTTCGTGGCGTTTGGCCATCGGTACATTTTCAAATAGGAAAAACACGTTTGGGTTTATGGCCTGGCATTCACGCAGGATACGAACAGCCTCGAAAAATAGGCCACTTCTTTCACCCTGAAGTCCGGCACCCTTTCCCGCAAAACTGAGATCTTGGCACGGAAACCCGCCAATCAACAAATCCGGCACAAATGGCAGTTCTGAAACTCGCACCTGTTTAACGTCCCCAATATGTACGATTTCAGGGTAGTTGTGTTTTACCACCTTTATTGCATTTTTATCAATCTCGCTCGAATAATAGCACTCGATTGGAATGCCAGCATCTTTCAGCGCAAAATACCCCGTTTCAATGCCGCCAAAAAGCGATAAAACCCTGTATCCCCTCATTGGATTGGAAGTTTTAGAACGTTCAAGATTACAAATGCGGAGGTGTCCGGGTTCTTCGACCTTCGCTGTAACTCTGCCTTTATGGTGTTTAGTCCAGCTTGATCGATCACTATGTTTGTGGTCACAGATGCGCTTGCAAATCCCTTGCTGTCAACGTAGACAACATGGTAGGTTACCTGTTCTTTCGGCTTTGAATTGGCCGAAAATGATAGGATTGCAGAGATTATGATTTGGAAAATTATGCTCATTGTAATGCTATTGATTGATTTTTACCAATCCACATCAATCGATGTGGATTGGTGTTTTTTACGCCTCGGTATCGTTTACGGCCTCAAATTCATGCAAAGCATTTAGACGGTATTTCATACCGGGCAGAATTGTAACATTGTCAACAAAGGCACAACGCCGCTCGGTTTGCGATGATTTTTCATTCCAGAATTTTAATATAAGTACCGACCACAATCCACCCGTCACCGTTGCGCGATAGCCACCCGTCACCGTTGCGGCATCGCCACCCGTCACCGTTGCGGCATAGCCACCCGTCACCGTTGCGGCATCGCCACCCGTCACCGTTTCGGGATCGCCACCC